GCCTTCCCAAATAGTAGCGTTTAGGCCAGAACAGATTAAACGTAAGGCTGCAGGTAAGCAAGAGCAAATAACTGAACAGCTTACCAATCCCACATATCAAGACCCTATGGGTTTTACAATCAAATAAAGAGTTACTATGCCTAACGGACTATACGCCAACATTAATGCTAAAAAGAAACGTATCGCAGCTGGCTCAGGTGAGACCATGCGTAAGGTAGGCAGCAAAGGCGCTCCTACAGCTAAGGACTTCAAGGAATCAGCTAAAACAGCTAAAGTCAAGACTAAAAAGAAGAAATAGCTTGACAAACTAACACTTTTGTGATACATTGCCAACAATATGAAAACATGCCCTATTGCTACTCACGACATCCATGTAAACCTGAAGAACAGGGACAAGGCTTTTAAGGAGTACGGTTATGGTCCAGCTAATCCAGAACTAAGCAACGGTGCTTTCTGGAACGAGAAGGCTAATGAGTGGCAGACTAGCATCAGTCAAGCTAAGTCGATGCGTTGCGGTAACTGCTCCGCTTTCATCCAGACCTCTGAGATGCTAGAGTGCATCCGTAATGGCATCGATGATGACAAAGAAGGCTACGCTCAGATTGTCATGGATAGCGCCAAGCTAGGCTACTGCGAACTCTTTGACTTCAAGTGTGCAGCAGATCGTACTTGCTCCGCATGGCTCGTAGGTGGTCCTATCACAGATGCTAGGGAACAAGAAGTGGATGATGAACCCTTCAGTGATTCCACCAAAGATTAATTGAGGATAAATACAAACATATGGCTAAACTTGAAGATACCAATGACGCTCAGTTTGAAGAGCCGTCTGAGAACGACAAAGAGCTAGTCACTTGGGTGATGGATCACTGTGAGCGTTGGCGTGATTGGCGCGATGCTAACTATATGTCCGCTTATGAGGAATACGAGCGTATCTTCCGTGGTCAGTGGCAAGCTTCCGATTCTACTCGTGAGTCAGAGCGTAGTCGTATTATCTCCCCTGCTACTCAGCAAGCCGTAGAGACTAGCCACGCTGAGATCATGGAAGCTGTGTTTGGTCAAGGTGAGTACTTTGACATTGAAGATGACGTAATGGACGTTAACGGTCAGCCTATCGACGTAGCTATGCTCAAAGCTATGATGATGGAAGACTTCGCTAAGGACAAGATCCGTAAGAGTATCGACCAGATTGGCTTGATGGCTAAGATATACGGTACTGGTATCGGTGAACTGGTAGTTAAGACAGTAAAAGAATACACTCCTGCTACTCAGGCTATCCCCGGCGTTACAGGCCAAGCAGCTATTGGTGTTACAGAGAAGGATCGTATCTCTGTCTCGTTGAACCCTATTAATCCTAAGAACTTCTTGTTTGACCCTAACGGTACATCAGTGGATGACTGTATGGGCGTAGCTATTGAGAAGCCTGTGAGCTTGCATAAGATCGTAGCGGGCATGGAAGCTGGTATCTATCGTAAGGTAGACATCTCCCCATACACTGATGATGACACCCTAGAGGCTACTCAGGAACTACGTCAGTTCCAAGACGGTAAAGCCACTATGCTTACGTACTACGGCCTAGTGCCTCGTGAGTACTTAGAGCAACTAGAAGGCAATAACAAAGAAGTTGTTGACCTCTTCCCTGAAGACTCAGCAGCGGATGACTACTCTGACTTGGTTGAAGCCATCATCGTTATCGGTAACGGTTCACTACTCCTAAAGGCTGAAGAGAATCCTTACATGATGAAGGATCGCCCTATCATGTCGTACCAAGACGATACAGTACCTAACCGTCTGTTGGGTCGTGGTGTGGTTGAGAAGGCATACAACATGCAAAAGGCTATCGATGCTCAGTATCGTGCCTACCTTGACTCCCTTGCGTTGACTACATCGCCCATGATCGCTATGGACGCTACTCGCTTGCCTCGTGGTGCTAAGTTTGAAGTTAAGCCCGGTAAAGCCCTTCTGACTAACGGTAATCCATCTGAGATTATGATGCCGTTCAAGTTTGGCTCTACTGACGGTAACGCTCCAGCCGCAGCTCAGAACTTTGAGCGTATGCTCTTGCAAGCTACTGGTACGATGGACACCAATGGCATGATCTCCCAAGTCTCCCGTGATGCCTCTCAAGGCGGTATCTCGATGGCTGTGGCTTCGTTGATCAAGAAGAACAAGCGTACCCTTACGAACTTCCAAGAGGACTTCTTATCTCCTTTCATCAAAAAGGCAGCATTCAGGTTCATGCAGTTTGACCCTGAGCGTTATCCTTCAGCTGACTTGAACTTCGTACCTACAGCTACGTTGGGTATCATGGCCCGTGAGTACGAACAATCTCAGTTCATTGCGCTCCTCCAAACCTTAGGCCCTAACACTCCAGTGCTTCCATTGATCTTGAAGGGTGTGATTCAGAACTCTTCTCTGTCTAACCGCGCTGAGATGATTGACGCTCTCGATAAGATGAGCCAGCCTGACCCTCAAGCACAAGAGATGCAACAGATGCAGCAACAATTGGCTATCCAAGCTGCTCAGGCACAGATTGCCGTTAATGCAACACAGGCTGAACGTAACCAAGCCGAAGCAGCTAACACCATGATGGAGACTCAGCTCAAGCCTCAAGAAGTTCAAGCTAAGATTATTGCCTCATCTACTAATAATTTGCCTAATAATGATGAATTAGCTACTAGAGAATTTGATAGGCGTGTTAAAATTGCTGACTTAATGCTCAAAGAAGCTGACATTAAGAACAAAGCGAAGATTGTTGAGCTTCAAATGAGCAAACAAAATCAAGAACAATCTCAATCTGATCATGAATTCCTAAAAAGTCTGACAGAAGGGATGAATAAATGAAATTAGAAGATTTAGAAGCTAAATTAGGAATCTCTTCTGACCTTAGTGACGAGGAAAGGCTGGCCTTAGTCAAGGATTTGCAAACTAATCTGCCTTCTTTAAAGAATAATCTAGTAAAAATAGAGAATCAGACTCAAGCTAATCTCGTTAAGCAAGCAATTAAGAAAATTCAAGAGAATTTAGAGAATCGTTTTAACGAATTGTCCGGTTTTGTTGATAAAAAAGCTAATAGCATCACTAATGGTAGAGATGGTCTTCAAGGCCCTAAGGGTGATAAAGGAGACAGGGGCTTAAACGGCACTCCCGGCATTCAAGGGCCTCAAGGCGTTCCCGGTAAAGAAGGTCAACAAGGCGAACAAGGTATTGGCGTAGCTGATGCTAGAGTTGACTTTGATGGCGCATTGATCATCACTCTCACAGACGGTACTGAAATTAACGCCGGTGAAGTACTTCCTTTTGAAACTACTGAAAAACTAAAAGTTTACTTCAATAACCCCGCCGTTAGTGGCGGCACATCTCTTCCAGATCAGGCAGGAAACTCAGGTAAATATTTAACCACTGACGGAACTACAGCTTCGTGGGGCACGGTTAGCGGTAGTGGTACTGTTACCTCAGTAGCTGTTTCAGGTGGAACTACAGGTTTAACTACCTCTGGAGGCCCTGTAACAAGCTCTGGAACTATTACACTGGCTGGTACACTAGCTGTAGCTAATGGAGGCACTGGCGCTACAACGCTTGCTGGAGCCTCTATTGCCACGTATACAGGCACTGAGACTCTAAGTAACAAAACAGTTGTTCAACGTGTTGTAAGTATTGCTGACGCTACAAGTATCACTATCAATGCAGATACAACAGATATTGCAACACAAGCTAATACACAAACAGCAGGTACTTTGACTGTTAACGCACCCACAGGAACGCCTGTAAACGGACAAAAACTTGTGTTAAGATTACAGTCTACTAACATTCAGACATTTTCATGGAATGCCATATTTGCTGGCTCAACTGATTTAGTTTTACCTGTTGCTTCCACAGGCTCTAGTAAATATGATTACGTTGGTTTTATCTATAACTCCACAGCCGCTAAATGGCAGTTGTTGGCTAAAGTCTTTGGATTCTAAGTAACATGGTAAAAATTGATTTTTCTTTTGAATCTGAATATGGCACTTTTGCAGATGCTTTAATTTTGTCTGATGACCACACATTCACAGATGTTGAAATTGAAGCAATTAAACAACAGCGTTTAGATGATTGGATTGCTGTTATAACCGCATCATCTGAGGAAATCTAATGGCTGATAGATATTGGAGGGGTGGAACTGGCACTTGGAGTGCAACAAACACCGCAAACTGGTCAACTACGTCTGGTGGTGCTGGCGGTGCGTCTGTGCCTACTGCCGCAGACAACGTATTTTTTGATGCCAATTCAAACACGGGAACAGCAGCTTTTACCGTCACTATGTCAATCTCTCCAAGGGTTTGTAATGACATAACAATAAGTACCGATGGGACTATGACGCTTGCTGGCTCAAACATTGGATTGACAGTATCTGGCAGTCTTACGTTTCCAGCTACACTTTTTACTAGATCATATACAGGCGTAACCACATTTAACGCAACAACAACTGGTAAAACTATAACAACCAACGGAAAAACTTTTGGTGATAATGTTGTGTTTGACGGTGTTGGCGGTGGGTGGACATTAAACGGCGCAATTAGTTTAATATCATATAGCGTTATAGTAACTAACGGAACATTTAATACTGGTGGTTACAACATAACTGCTGGTAGTTTGTCTTCTGCAAATTCAAATACAAGAACAATAAATTTAAGTACTTCCACTATTACATTAAACAGTTTAAACGCAGTTACGTTTTCACCAAGCACCAATCTTACGCTTAATGCGGGCAGTTCCCAAATAACTTCCTCTGTTTCTGCTCCTGTATTTGAGGGAGGTGGGTTAACTTTTGGTGGAGTATCATTTACAAATAGCGCAAAATCTAGCTTAATAATAACTGGCGCAAACACATTTAGTAATTTATCTATAACTAGTAGATCAACTGCTATTGGTATTACAAAAGTTACTTTTAACGCAAATCAAACAATTAGCGGAACATTTACAGTTACTAATAGTCTTGCTGCCTCATATCGGACAATGATTGCTTCTGATGTTTTGGGAACTCAAAGAACATTAACAGTAAATACTCTTGCATCAATGAGAGATGTAGATTTTAGAGATATTGTTGCAGCTGGGGCATCAGCAAGTTGGTCTGGAACTAGGTTTGGAGACTGTGGTGGAAACAGTAACATAAATTTTAATGCTGCAAAAACTGTTTATCTTGTTCCTGCAACTGTTACAATTAATTGGGGAGCAACAAGTGGTGGTTGTTGGGCAGCTTCAGGGAGTTCAGCCGTATCAACTGATTTTCCATTGGCGCAAGATACTGCCGTAATTAACGAAAGTGCAAGCGTAAGTTCATTAACTATAAACGCAGATTACAATATTGGAACATTAAATGTAATAAGGCCCTTTAATGGTTTTAGTTTTGTAATATCTTCAAACCCCACAGTTTATGGTGATTTTTCAACAGCGCCCAACACTAGTTTTTTTACCAGTGGTGGAACTACTACTTTTGCTGGTCGCACAACGCAAGCAGTTTATATACCTAGTACATTTTATTCGACCATTGAAATAAATAGCCCAACAGGGACTGTTACATTATCAAATAACATATCTTGGTCTAATGATTTTGGAACTAGATTAGTAACATTAACATCTGGCACATTAAATTTAAATGGCAAAACTCTTAATATGCTTGGCAGTGCATCGGGGTCTACATTTCAAACTGCTGCGGGAACAAAAAATATTACGTTTAATGGTGGAACAATACAATGCACCACATTTGATAACGCTGCGCCAACTAACTTTACTACCACACAAGGCACAAGCGAAGGAACAATTGAATTAACATCCAATAATTTTGGAACTGGTAATTTTTACGGTGGCAGCGCTACTTACAACTGTGCTATTAAAAATTCCGCAGGATATTTGTATTTTTTTGGTTCAAACACAATACAAACAATTTCTAATTCTAATAGAACTACTATTTTTGGTTTTGTAGGTTCAAACACAGTAACCAATTGGAACGTCACAGGGTCTGCTGGTAACATTGTGACAATTAGTGGCGGCACACTTTCCAAAGCAAGCGGCGTTGTAAGTTCAGATTATTTAAATATTCAAAATTCAACTGCCACTGGTGGTGCTACATGGTATGCGGGGGCAAATTCAACAGATTCTGGCGGTAACACAGGGTGGATATTTACAGCGCCTCCAAGTGGGGGATACGTGGCTGGTGGACAATTTATGGCTTTCTTTTAAAAAAGTACTCAAAAGTACTTGACAAAGAGTACTTTTTAGTATACATTACGTACTTATTAACTAAGAGGTTCTCCTTACATGGACAAAGAACTACAAGATTTATCGAAATTCTACGATGATGCTTTTGACATGATGTCCACTCAAGGGTGGAAAGAACTCATGGAAGACATCCTCAAAGTAAAGGATAGCTACGACAAACTATCTTCTGTCACGGAAACACACAATTTAGACTTTCGTCGTGGACAGATGGATATTTTGAACTGGTTATATGGCTTGAAGGAAGCCTACAGCCGTACTTACAAGGATCTTCAAGAGACAGGTGAGGTCTAAACAATGCCTCGTCGTATCTTTGAATTTGTTTGTGATAACGGTCATCGCACTGAAGCTTTTGTGGAACTAGAGTGCCGCGCAACTCCCTGTAGGGAATGTGGTTCTGATTCGACAAGGGTAACTAGTGCACCTACCATGAAGTTAGAAGGCTGGTCAGGCTCTTTTCCGACAGCTTATGACTCATGGGAACGCAAGCGATCTGAAAAGCTCGCCCAAGAAAGAAAGCGAACTCATAAGTAGCAATACCGGGTTTATATTTTAAATATTGTGTGAATCCTAGAACCATACATCTTATACGTGTGGCAGGAAAAGGAATTAGTATGTTAGTAGATAATAATGAAGATA